GACCATGTGCATAAGATATATTCGGGCAAGGATAAAAATACGGATAAACCAATTATTATTTCAACCTGGCAATCAATCTACAAGTTCCCCAAAAGATACTTTGATGATATTGACTGTGTTATCGGTGATGAAGCACACTTATTTAAGTCGAAGTCCCTCACAGGAATCATGACTAAACTACACAATGCTAAGTATAGGTTTGGTTTTACTGGCACCCTAGACGGGAGCAAAACACACAAGTGGGTATTGGAAGGATTGTTTGGTAATTGTGAACAAGTAACTAAAACAGATGATCTTATTAAAGAAGGTTATCTTAGCAAGTTTAGAATCAAAGTGTTGCTCTGTAAACATGCTCCTCAGCATTTTGACACATATCATGATGAGATGGAGTATCTTGTATCACATCCTGGTAGAAATAACCTCATCAAAAATCTTGTCAAAGATATAGAGGGCAACACCCTAGTTCTATTTAACTACATCGAGAAGCACGGGGAACCACTTTACGAGTTGATAAATAACATCATAGACCCCGAACGAAAACTATTCTTTGTTCATGGTGGTACTGATGTAGAAGACCGAGAAGCAGTTCGTCAGATTACTGAGACTGAGAACAACGCCGTGATCCTGGCATCTTACGGCACCTTCTCTACAGGTATCAACATCAAACGATTACACAATATTATTTTTGCTTCCCCAAGTAAGTCGCGCATCCGCAACCTCCAGTCCATCGGACGTGTCCTCAGGAAAGGCGAAGGAAAAGATATAGCAACCTTATATGACATCGCTGACGACATTGGTGGTCAGAACTACACATTGAGACATTTGAACGAAAGAGTTACAATTTACAATGAAGAGAATTTTAAGTATGAGGTTATAAAAGTAAACCTTAGAGCAAATTAAATATGGAAGAAGAATTCTATGCAACTATTAAATTAGTATCAGGTGAAGAAATAGTATCTAAAGTTTGTTATCTTCCAGATGAAGATAAAATTATGTTAGATAAACCTTTAGTTGTAGAAAATGCTAAGCAAAGAAAAGGTCAGTTAGAAGTATCTGGTTTTTCTTTGAAAGAATGGATCTCTGCTACTTTTGATAATATGTTTATTATTAACAGAAGTCATGTTATGACAATAACTGAGATAGAAGGAGAGATAGCAGACTTCTATGAAAAAACCCTCAACCGTCTAGAGACTGGAAAATCTCTAGCAGGAAGAGGGAATAAATTACCTAGAGGATCTGGTTACCTAGGTTCAATAAAAGAGATGAAAAAAACTCTAGAAGATATATTTGATAAGAGTTAGTATTTAAAAGCTACTACTTCTCTTGAACCCTGACAGAGTTATTCTACTAAGTTTCTGAGGATCTGTCAAGCTTTGACAAGAGAGGTATTGAGTGTTATACTGAATACAACATAATGTAAGACAAACCGTGGCATACACAGTAATGGCAAAAAGAAAGCAAACAGAATACTATGTTAATAACAAGGAGTTCCTTGCTGCTATTACTGAGTATCGCAGTAAAGTTCATCTTGCTAAAGAACAAGATAAACCACGACCTCGTGTCACCAATTACTTAGGAGAATGTTTTCTTAAAATCGCTACACATCTATCATATAAACCAAACTTTGTCAATTACATGTTCCGTGAGGACATGATCTGTGATGGCATTGAGAACTGTCTCCAGTACATCGATAACTTTGATCCAGAGAAATCAAAAAACCCGTTTGCTTACTTCACACAAATCATTTACTACGCTTTCCTTCGTCGCATTCAAAAAGAGAAGAAGCAACTAGAGATCAAAGGAAAGATCCTAGAGCGATCAGGATATGACGAGGTGATGCATACTGACACATACGATGGTAGTATGTCTGGTATGAACGCATCATATTCTGACATGGGTAGTATTAAAGAAAATATTGAAACAAGGATGAATCGATGAGCGAAGAACTAAATTATGAATGGCATGAAACACCTTATGGAAAATTCAGAATTGAGAAGAGACGGTTTGGAACGTGGTCTAGCTTTGGTGAGAATGGCGAGGGACTCATCACAGGCGGTACGAGGGAAGCTGTCTTGGAAGGAACGCCCTTCCACCTGGAAGGTATCGCTACTAACTGGGCAAACTGTACAACATCCCAGTCATATTCTGGAACCGTTGGAGGTAAATTATGAAGATCGCGATAATCACGGATCAACACCTTGACGGACGTAAAGGTTCTCTAGCATTCTGGAACTATTTCCAAAAATTCTATGATGACGTATTTTTTCCGACTCTTGAAAAAGAAGGTATCAAAGTAGTTTTTGATCTTGGCGATACATTTGATAATAGAAAGTCCATGGACTTTAATACTTATCACCGTGTGCGTGAAAATTATTTCGAGCGGTTAAAAGGTTACGAAGTACACATGCTGTTGGGTAACCACTGCACGTATTACAAAAATACAAATCGCATTAACTCTCCAGAACTTCTACTGGAGAACTACAAGAACATCAACATTTATTCTGAACCCAAGGAAATTCTGATGGGTAAGAAAGTATTCTTGATGCTTCCTTGGATTAATAAAGAAAACCAAGAAGAGGTATTAAGATTGCTTGATACCAGTGAAGCAGATATCTGTTGTGGTCATCTAGAACTTACTGGGTTTGAGATTACCCCAGGCATGAAGATGGATCACGGTATGGATCCTCAACTGTTTCACCGCTTCAAGCGTGTGTGGTCTGGACACTACCATCACAAATCTAAAAAAGGAAACGTCCAGTATCTTGGCAACCCCTACCAGATGTTTTGGAATGATTATAAGGACACTCGTGGATTCCATATCTACGATACTGACAGTGATAGACTTAAGTTTGTCAGAAATCCGTATGACATCTTCGACAAGATCTTCTATGACGACACCAGTGTGGACTACAACAAACAAGATGTGTCTTGTTATAAAGACAAGTTCGTTAAAATTGTCATCGAAGAAAAACGAGACTACCAAATGTTTGAAACATTGGTTGATCGTCTTTACAACATAGGAGTCCACGATGTAAAAATCGTAGAAACTCTAGTTGATATAGATGATCAAACAGACTTAGAAGTTTCTACAAAAGATACACTCACTCTTTTGAATGAGTATATTGATGATGTAGAAATGTCCGTAGATAAATCTGATCTCAAAAGTTTGATGAGATCTCTATATATTGAAAGTTGCAATTTTGTGTGATGTTCATCGTAACTCTAGAAGATCAACCTGATGGTGTTTACTCTATCTTTGATGATGAAGAAGATAGAGTAATTCCTATCTTTACTGAAGAAGAAGATGCTGACAGGTATCTTATGATGTTAGAAGAAGATGATGATTATCCATCCATGCAGATTGTAGAAATTGAAGACCATGTTATAATTACAGCATGTCAAGAACGAGGACATAAGTTCTCTATCATTACCCCTGACGATTTTTTGATACCACCTGACGATTCCGAAGAATGATTATTTTTAAAAAAATCCGTTGGAAAAATTTTCTTTCAACGGGTAATGTGTTTAGTGAAGTTGACTTAACAGGAGCAAAAACTAATCTGATCATTGGATCGAACGGTGCAGGAAAGAGCACTATTTTGGATGCTCTTACTTTTTCTTTGTTTGGAAAACCATTCCGTAAAATTAATAAACCAATGCTAATTAATAGCATTAATGAAAAAGATTTGCTTACGGAGATTGAATTCTCTATTGGTAAAAAAGAATACACAGTTGTTAGGGGAGTAAAACCAAACGTATTTGAGATCTATTGTAATGATCAACTGTGGAATCAGGAAAGTTCTTTAGTAGAACAGCAAAAGAACTTTGAGAATAATGTTCTCAAGATGAACTACAAGTCATTCACGCAGATCGTGGTGCTTGGTTCTTCTACGTTTGTTCCATTCATGCGTTTGCCCCTGGCACAACGTCGTGAGATCATCGAAGACATTCTTGATATCCAAGTATTCTCTACGATGAATGTTCTTCTGAAAGATAAAGTTCGTCAGAACAACGAAGAGATCAAGACAATTGA